GAGTGAACGAGTTACCGTTCAACAACATCGAAACAAGTACCTGTTGGAAGTGGTCGGTGCGTGACACACCGACTTCGGGCATGTCGAGCCATTCTGGTCGTGGTCGGAATGGTCGGCGATCACCGTCAACACGGATGAACACATCGACTGGCAGAGTTGAGATAGAGTCTGCGATTAGTCGGACACACGCATACACGGTTCCGATCTTGAGAGAATCTTCTTGCGTGACTATCGTGCCGGCGTTGGTTGTGAATTGGAATGCGTCACCTGCGGCGAACAACGACTGATATGAGACTGCTCTCTCTTCTTCTCTTGGGTTGAACAGTCTTGACAACATTAGTTTCTAGCCGCTTTCTTTGACCGCTCCCAAGCCAAGGTGAAGGCAAGCAGAGATGCGCCTGTAAAGATTAGCCCAAGCGGAACCGCAATGTAAAATACGCCGACCGCAATCATCAAGATCGCGACCAGTTCCAATAACAATACAATCATCTTTCTCCTCACACTACAAAGAACCCTGGTTGCTGAACACTCTCGACTCGTCTCGTTGCACGATCCACAGCCATCGCCAATGCTATCGCAGCGTCAATCTTGCGTTTTGATTTACCTTTAGACAAACGCCAACCCATGTCGGTTGAGCGTTGCGCCGCCGACAACACCTGATCGGTGAACACAGGATCACCGTTGTGTGAGAGACGACCGTTCACGATGAACTCGTACAAAGTTCCGCAAGCAGGAACCATACGCGCAGTCGACTGGCTGAACTCAACCATCGTGAACCCTTCATCGGACATCGCTTCAGCCGAGCGTTGAAAGAACGCTGGGTCATAAGCGAACTCTTGCACCGTGTATTCGCGACCAAGATCGCGGATGTGTTGCTCGACTGCCGAGACATCCATCGCACCGCCATCTGGATGCCAAATCTTTGCACGAACAACAACACGACCAGACTGCTGCGGTTGCGCAACGACAACCGCGATCGAGTCGTGCTTGAGTGCCATGTCAATGCCGACGAACACAGGAATGTTCGGATCAAGTTCATCCTCACTACGACACTGCTCCCACGCACCCTTCGGCAACCACGATTCACCATCGGTACGAACCCACTGATTCAGTCTGAATCTTCGGTAAGAAACTTCGGCTGTCTGCATCATCGAAACTTCCATATCGCCGATATCGAGCAGACCTTCGGCGAGGTTAGGGTTGGCGGCGACCCATGCGTCACGGTCATGAATCTCGCAGTCCGCTGGTGCTTCCCACCACCAGAACCCGAATCGTTCATCTTGTTTTGTGCCTGAGATAATTTCTTTGCCGTAGTTGTAAAGACGGCCGCACACGGTGTCTAGGTCGAAGCCTGCGGTTGAGATGGCAACGATCATCGGGTCTTTACGAGCACCGGAACCCAACGTGAGCGCATCCCACAAATCGTCGTTCGGTTGGACGTGAAGCTCATCGAATACGACCGTGGACGGGTTCAAGCCCTGCTGCAACTTTGCGTCGCTTGATAGCACACGATAGATCGCACCCGTTGACGGAACCTCGATGACATCTCGATACACCTTGCAGATACCAGACAGGGCAGATGATTGTGTGACCTGCCATTTGGCTTCGTTGAACACGACGCGGGCTTGTTGCCGGTCGCCTGCCGCCGAATAAACCTCAGCACCTGGCTCACCCTCGATCAAACCATACAGTGCGATGAGTGAACCGAGAAGCGATTTGCCGTTCTTACGGCCCAACCCGATCAGGCTGCGACGATACCGAAGCAACCCGTCAGGACGACGCTCATACAAATCGTTCAACAAATTGCGTTGCCAACCAGTCAACGCCAAAGGCTTACCAGCGAGTTTGCCTTTGCTTACATGCAGAAAGGTTTCAGCAAAATCCGCTAACGACTCACCTTCAGTTTGGTTGTATATCGACGACGTTCTCCATGTTGGATCGGTTGTCAGCCTTGCGTTTTCTAAACTCTTCAAGTTCATTCTTGATCTTCACCTCCACGAAACCCAACCTGGCACGATCCACGGGAGTGAAACCGAGCAGGGATAAACAATCTAACACCTGAGCATCAAGCGACCGAAGCGCGGCACGATCACGCCAATCATTCTGCTTCAACACACGCATTCGCAACGCGACCCGCTCATCAATCTGCTCAGCCACCACCTGCAACAACTCGATATCCATCTGCGGACTAATCCAAGTAAACCCAACCGACCACACCCGCTCCCAAAACTGTTGACCGGCAGGACCCAACGGACGGTGAGGAATAGGAACAGCAGGCGAAGTCGGTATCGCAATCGTCACCTCAGGCAACGGACGTTTCCCAGGGTTGCCAGCCCGACGCTTCTGCTCGACAGGCTTCGGAGGACGGCCAACAGGTTTAGGCATTAGCCGAGAAATCGTGCGCTAAACCATCCGACTCCAACACCGGCAAGATACCAGTCAGTTTCTGGAACCTTGCACAGATCACATCCACATAGTGCGGATCAAGTTCCATCAAATAAGCAACACGGTTCGTTTCATGTGCCGCAATCAAAGTTGAACCCGAACCACCAAATAGATCAAGAACTAATCCGTTTCTAGGACAAGAATTATTCATTGCTCGAATACCTAGATCAACTGGTTTCTGAGTTGGATGAAACTCATTTTTGCTTTCTCTAGCAATATCCCAAACACTGACTTCGTTTGTTGGACCATTCCAATACGGAGCCTTGCCAGACTTGAAAGCGTAAATACATGGTTCATGTTTGCTTTTATATTGAGCACCAATGGCACCAAATTGTGCAAGATTTTTATTCCAAATCAAAGTGTTTCTAATTTCATATCCTGCGGAGATGACTGCGGAGATGACTGCGGAAGATTTGCTATCAGAGAACCATAAATACATGGCCGCTTCATTTTTGGATTCAGCAAAAAGTAATGGCAAGCATTTGCCATATATGTTTGCGTTATCATCATTAGCAAGTTTTTTTCTTCTTTTATTTTTGTCGGCATGACCACCGTCATAATCAACTCCGTATGGCGGATCGGTAAAAACCATGTCTGCTTTTTTTGCGTTCATTAATTTAGCAACATCGTTGGCATCAGTTGAATCGCCGCACATGACTCGATGCTCACCCAACAACCACACATCACCCAACTTAGAAATCGTCGGAACATCCTCAGGCACCTCATCCACATCAACCGGCAACTCCGTCTGCATCTTGTCCAACAACTCCGACACCGACTCAGAATCCCAACCAGACGCCTCCAACAACTCAGGATCAAGCGCACCAACCTCACCAATCAAAGCAGCCAACGCATCCTCGTCATAGTCACCAAGTTCCGCAGTTCGATTATCAGCCAACGCAAATGCCTTTGACATCGTGTCATCGTCATCAACCCACACGACCGCAATCTCCGACCAACCCAAAGCCTGCGCCGCCTGCAAAGTGTGGTTACCGGCAATCACAACTTGGTCGGACTTGCGCACCACGATCGGTTTACGTTGCCCGAACTTCTCAAGACTTGCCTTCACCGCCTCGACATCACCGCGTCGCGGGTTGCCTGGTAAGAGAGAAAGTTTGTTGATTGGGCAGGCGAGTGGGAGCAGGTCTTTTTGGATCATAGGAAACAGTCTAGTTTCGCGGGCGCACATCTCCGCCAACGGCATGGGTCATAGACGCCTGAGGTCGCAAACTTTTGACCCACCCTCCATCTCTACACCCGCCTCACTTCGCGTCGCCGCGTCGCGAGTTGCACGACCGATGCGCGGGAAGAAGTGGCGAATCTTTGTCGCCAGGTATGACGTGGTCCGCGGTCCACGGGTCGTCGGGTCGTGCGCCTTCGAGACAGATCCAACAGTATTGAGCGGAGTCGCGGACTGCCTTGGCTCGTGCTTGGTAGTCGCCTGAGTAGTGAGGTCGGTGAGGCTTGGGATGGAGTCGGTTGTATGTGGTCTGGCAGTCTGGGCATCGGCGTGGGTTGGTGGTGAGTTGTCGGCAGGTTAGACATGGTCTAGAGATGGTCATAAGTGTGCGCCAGGCATGGTCACGCCGTCACGCCAAGTAATACTTGGCGCGTGACGGCGTATGTGACAAATTGTGTTTCACGCCGTGTTTCACGCCGTGGGTCGGACTCAATGAATATATGGGTTTTACGGCGAAAACGGCGTACGCCGTGGTCACGCCGTGTGTGGTCGGCGTGACGGCGTAAGCACCTGTTTCACGCCGTGTCACGCCGTGTGGTTTAGAACTGTTCAAAAAGTGGATCATTCATCTGTTCTCGGCGTTGTGTGTGAGCTTGTCGGGCTGTCTTGCGAACTACATGGTAGATGGTTTCGGCGCGTTCTTTGACTTCGGCCCACATGGCGTCAAGGCTGATGGTTGGGTCAATGTTGAGTTCTTCTAGCATCTTGAGTGCTTGGGTTAGTCGTTCGCCGCCTTGGATGTCTTGTGTGAACATTTTGTGTTGGTCGTGGATGATGAGGTTGATTCGTTCAGGTATCCAGGTGTGCCGGTGCTTTTGTCGGATCATGACTAGGCGTCCGTCTACTTTGGTCATTTGCCAGACTAGGTCGACGTCGTCGTTCTTGGCTGATGTGCCTCGTGCGCCTTTCTTGAGGTCTTTGCCTGCGTGGTCTATGCGCATGAGTGATCGGCCTTCTTGTTTGAGGTTGATGGCTGTCCAGCGGTAGAAGTTGCGGACGGTGTCGGCGTCGTTTTCTGCTCCTTCGACTGCTCGTGCGAAGGTGTCAATGATTACGAGTTCGGCTTGGCAGGCTCGTGCTAGGTCGCAGATTTGTTTGGCTCCTTCTGGTTTGTCGAGTGCGTCGATGGGTGGCAGTGAGGCGTAATGCAACCTTGATAGGTCTGTGTCTTTGTTGTAGCCCATTGCGGTGAGTCGTTCGTAGAGTACGGCTTGGGACATTTCGTAGTCCATGTAGAGGACGTTGGTTGGTGGTTTGGGTTCGGCGAATATCTCTTTGCCTGTGGCTAGTGCGGCTGCGATGTAGAGCGCGAGCAACGATTTGCCTGTTCCGCCTGGTGCGAAGATGACTACGAGTTGGTTGCGTGGGATGATGGGTTCGATGAGCCAGTCTTCGGCTGGGAATGATTGGTTCCAGAAGTCTGTCCAGTTGATGAGGATGTTGTGGGTCTTTGATGGTTGCTCGACTGGTATTAATGCTTTGCCTTCTTGTAGGAGCTTCTTGGCGAACGCTGATCGGTCGCCGTTGTGGTGCATGGCTGCGGTGTAGCCGAACCGTGTGTATGCGCCCGCAGGTAGCCCTGGGATTGATGTGGTGAATACTTTGAGGATGTCTTTGCCTTGCCAACCTGTGGTGGCTGAGGTGCCTTCTCTGATGTCTTTGCCTGGTCGCACCCAGTGTGATTCGCCTGATTGGTCGGTGTGTGCGAGTGTCCAGCCGTCTTGTCTTAGTAGTTCGGGCCATGTGGTTGCGGCGCAATAGCGGGATGCTGGTCCGTCTTCTTCGAGCAAGAGTGATGGTGGTGTGGCTGGTTGGGTTGGTGTCGCTGGTTCGGTCTTCGCTGTGAGCAATAGCACCATCCACAGTGGCATGTCTGCTGGTTTGTGGTCGGCAATCGAGCGTTCGTCTGTCCATTGGTATTCTTTGCCGTTCGGGTGAACTGTTGGTGGTGCGAGGACTTGTCCGCCTATGCCTCGGATGTCGATGCCTTGGCCGAGTTTGCCTGATGCTTCGTTGCGGATCGGTGCGTCTGTCAGGAAGTAGATGTGTCTTCCGCCGGAGCCTGTGATGACTTCGAGTGTGTCGGGTAGTTTGCCGTGTAATTGTTCTAGGTCGGCGAGTGTGTCCGAGCCTCGGTACTGTTCGCGATCATCGATGTCTACGACTATGAGGTATCGGTTGCGACATTCACCTGTTGCGATGCCAAGTCCGCAGTCTTTGAACTGTCCTTCGAACCATTGTCGGATTGTGGTCGGGTCGGTTGTGGCAGCGTTCTGCCATCCCGACATTGGTGGTCGTTTCTCGCCTTGTTTGATTGGTATTACGCGCACACCTTTGTTGGCGTACGCGAGTGCAGTGGTTAACACGGACATGGTTCTCCTTAAGTGCAGGTCAGTCTAGTGAGACTGTCTGCGGTCACTTGTTTTGTTTGCGGATGTTGCCGATTATGTCGGCAGGTACTTCTCGGCCACGCAGGTCATATAGGAATGTGACGAATCCGATTTCGTCTACTTTCTCAACTTTGTTCTCCATGAATGCTGTGGCGAGTTGGTTGATTGGCCAGATGACGAACCATGGTTCGCTGTCTTCGGCGACTGGTCCCCACCAGCCGTCTTGTTTCGAGTGACCGTATTGCACGATGAACGATGGGATTTTTGCCATGTTGCCGAGCTGTGCGAGTGTTCGTGCGCCGACGTTGATTAGGTCTAGTACGGCGTGTTCGTGTTTGTAGTCAATGATTGCTTTCGGTACGCATTTGTCGTATTCGACCATGAGGAAGTCAATGTCCATCGCTGGTGTGTTGTAGCCCCAGCCGCGATGCCGTTGTGATAGCCATGCGTCCCGTTTGAAGTGTTGCTCATTGGATGTCATTGTTGCTCCTCTAGTTTGAGTAGATGTTTGGCGATCCATTGCGCTACTGGTGACGCAACTCCGTTGCCACATTGTTTGTAGCGGTGCGTGTCGGCTTGTTCGGTGCCGTCTGCTTTGTATCGGGTGTGGTCATCAGGCCAGCCCATTAGCCGTTCGCACTCCAACGGTGTGAGTCGTCGGACTGCCATTGTTGGTTCGGCGTGAGATACTGCGTGAATATCGGTGCCAGTGAGTGTGAACATCGGGTCGCCTTCTTCGGTGTGTCCTTTGCCTGCTGGCCCGTTGTGATCTTGTCTGCCGATCATGCTGCCTTGAATACCGTAAGCGACTGATGGTGGTGCTTGGGATGATTTAAGTGTTGGTGCAACATTTTCGGTGACGTTCGCGTTGCTACCGAACTGTGTGTCAAAGGCGAGCATCGGTGTGTTGCCACCACCAGAACCCATTTTTGCTGACAAGGTTTGTGTTACACCATCGTTTGCTATTCGTGCGCCATCACGATACGAGTTCTCAAACACGATGGCTGTTGTGGCTCGAACATCGCCCTGATCAAACGAGTTGAGTGTCGGGTTGACTGCGCCTTCTACCCAGGTTTCTGAGTCGTCTGCTGTTTGTGCGCGACTAGACTTCACGAACGGTTCTACCACACATTTGTTCTCACGAACATACTGGCTGCTAATCATCTTGGCATCCGAAGTATTTAGTGAACCAACTATGTCTGATCCGAGGATGCCACCATCTGTTCCAACGCTCGTTGGAGTCTTGCTGGTAGCACTTTTCCTCGCCGGTTTGCCCTTCGCAAGATGCCCTGGCAAGCTTTCGGCGACAGGTAATAACGTTTCTGGACATCGTTCGGCGATTGCAGGATCGAAGATAGCGATGACGAACACGCGCCTTCGTCGTTGGGGTATTCCGAAATATTGCGCATCCAACACTGCCCATTCGATGACCATCGCGCCTGCTTCAGCCATTTCGTTGATGATGATCCCGAAGTCAGCGCCTCGGTTGGAGTTGAGTGCGCCGACGACGTTTTCCCAAATAGAGATTCTTGGATATTGTCCATTGGTTTCCTTTCGTAGTTCTTTGATGATGCGTATACCTTCGTGGAATAGTCCTGATCGTTCGCCTTCTAGTCCGCTGCGTTTACCTGCAACCGACAGGTCTTGGCATGGTGATCCCCACGCAACGACATCTATGACGGGTGCGTGGGTGAGGATGTGTTTGCCTGTGAGGGTTGATACATCTTCCCATTTCGGGACATGTGGCCAATGTTTGTGCAGGATTGTGTTGGCGTGTTTATCCCATTCGCATTGGAATACGGTTTGCATTCCTGCGTTTTCTAAGCCCATGTCGAATCCGCCGACACCGCTGAACAGTGACAGCACTTTCATTTAGGTTGCATCTCTCTGACATCTGCGAGGTTTTCTAGGTGGAAGGTGACGGCTTCTTTGATGAACTCGCTTGTGTTCATGCCACGCCGTTTCGCTTCTTTTCGGACTTGTTTGAGTAGTTTGTCATCACATCTGAATGACAGCATCGGATATGTCTTCACTGTTAGAAACCTGCCAATACCATTTTGAAGTGGCTTTGAAACTGCTTTGTTGAAAACTCTGACCAATCAGGATGATCGCCTGTCTGATCCATAAGTTGTATTAGATCTTCGGCTTGTTTGATGTCGCATCCAAGAACTTCTTGGATTGTCTTTAGTTGATATTTGCTCATTGTCTGTCTCCTTTATTGGTTTGTTTGGTTGTTAGTATCGGCAGGATTCGCAGATCGTGCCACCGTTGCAGTATTCGTTGCTGAGGTAGTTGACATCTTCTTGACTCATGATGCTCCACTTTGTCATTGATGTTGTGATTGTCTTGGCTTTTGGTCTCGCTTCGAGTATCGCTGATGCTTCAACTCCGATGTGCTTGTCGCATTCGCAGCGACCGTTGAGGTCGCTCCATATTCTCTGTGTTGCTGTCTTCATTTCTTTCCTCCTTGTTATGTAGGGCTTATTCCCTATGTATGACAATGTAGTGGGTTTGTCATACAATTGCAAGTCATTTGGCAAGATTCTTTGAAATGGCGTAAATTAGCCGTTTTATAGCCCTATTGCTCCTCATCTTGGTCAAATGGCGTGTCGTGGCTGTAGCCCATGGTGGGATGGTTGGGTGAGCGTCGTGGTCGGCTGAGCCTGATACGAGGGTATTTGATGCCGTTGCGTAGTAGTTCGTGGTATGTGAGTGCTTCGAATGTGCGATCCATTCCGCCTTGGATTAGTGCGTCTGCTAATAGGTCGCAGCATTGCCGTTCTTTTTCTAGTTCGGATGTAAGTTTGATGAATAGTTCTTTTTCTTGTTTGTTCATGTGCAGGTCTCCTATTTCCTAATCGTCTTCGAGTAGCTGTCTTGCGATCCGAAGTTTCTCGGCAGCAGAAGCACTCTCCAATAGCCCGATCGTAGTTGATGTGACCTGCTCAGGCGGGCATATCGTAAAAAACTTTTGTTCGGTCGTCACATAGTTCTGGATCGTGGCGACCAGCACATAGGCGGTGCAAACATTGTCGGCATCTACCTGTGATTCGATGAAGTATTTGATGCGGTCGTCAATCGGGTCTTCGCTCTCATTCATCGTCGTCCTCTAGTTTCTCGCCGCATACGGGTTTGCGTGGCAGGGTACGGATCGGTAGGCAGGCACAGAGTTTTGCTTTCATCGTTCCGCCACGGTGCGTGGGAACGGCAGGTCGTTGTAGGCCTGGTTGAGTAAGCCGAGATAGCCGAGTGCATCAGCGAGCGAATCGTGGTGGAGTCGGTTCTTGTCAAGGTTGGTGCGGAGTCGTGCCATCTTGACTGACACCATGAACAGGAGTGCGTCGGCGAGGCTGAGTTTGATGCCGGTCAGTCCTTCGAAGATGTGGATGACTTTGCTGTAGTCGTCTACGACGTTGCCGTAGTCGTTGTTGCGTGGTCCTGTGACGAGTTGGTGTGCTTCGAGCAGGATGTCTGCTCCGACTGATTCTGTTTTCATTGTGTCTCCTTGCAGATTTCATATTTGGATTGGCTGAATGCGAGTAGCCGTCCGTTGGGTTCTATGCCGACCCATGTCGGTGCGTCTGGGTCACAGAGGCATCCTGCGATGCGGCGTGTGTCAAGTCGGACTTCACCGCCGCACAGTTGACAGACGATGTATGTGTCGAGTCCGATCGTGATCACAGTTCAACACCTTGTGCGATGTAGACGCGCAGACGGCTGACCGTCGCGTGTGCTTCACGCAGATGGGTCTTGGTCGCTTCAAGTTCTTGATGTAGTGATTCGGCTGCGTCAACTGCGTTGTCACGTTGTTCGGTGACACGTTCGAGTGCGACCGATAGTTCGGCGACACGGGTTTGCAACTCGACTATCTCTTGGCTCATCGCGTATGTATCGCCGGTCATTTCTTGCTCCTTCTGTCTAGTTCTTGTTTGAGTGCTGCTATTACTTCAAAGAGTCGATCTTGTTCACCGACACCGACGAATTGTTTTTCAAGGAACGCGATTGCGTCTTGTATATCTTTCTTAGTCATCTTGACCTCCGCTGGTTGGAACAAGAACCTTACTCTGCGTGTCCCTAGTGACGCAAAGTAAGGTTCCAGTCCTATTGACTACCTACCAACGGTCGTCGGTTGCAACCTTTTCTACCTTTGCCGCGAACAGCTTCGGTGCGTTGAACCCTGCCTTCTTTTCACCATCAGCCGAGTATTTGACCGAGATTTTGTTGCCGGTCAACTCTGTGACTGATGCTTGCTTCGCTGCTTCACGGATCGCGGTGATCATCGCACCACGCGCCCAAAGATTTGCGTCGCCTTCTTTTTCGGTTTTGATTGTGATGACATACACGAAACGTGGATCACCATTCGGCCATGTCTTAGCGACACCGGCTGGATCTCGGTCTTCCAATTTCTTGACGTCTGTGACGATGCCTGAGTGGACATCGCCGATCTTCTCGAACTTCAAACTTGGCAGTTTGGGTCCGCCTCCTGCTAGGAGATCTTGTTCATCTGACATTGCTTACCTCATTTTCTTTGCTTGGGAATCCGAAGGAGTCCGTTGATATGTTCCATACGATGTCTTGTTCATCCCAACGTATTGCGCGACACAGAACAGCGAACTGTTCTGCACACGCCGCGTCAAGATGCCCTACGGCACCGCCTGCCGTTTTGAATAACACACCCTGAATCAAGTGGCAGAGACTCGTGATCAGGAGTTCGTCGCAGTTATCGGACATGATGAGGTCAACTAGACCTCGTCCTATCTGGTATCTGCGATGCGATTTGAGTTGATCTAGTGAGATCGAGTGACCATATTCGTTGCATTCGGTCGCGATCTTTTTCAGCATTGCCCGCTGGTGCGGGCGAAGCGAGTCAAAATCTGTTTGGAGTTGGAGTACGCAGGTTCGGTCTACGCCGGTGTCGTATGTTCGGCCTTCGAATATGTCGGTCATTTCTTCGCCTTCTTGCGTGTCAGTTTCAACGCTGGGTCTGTCTCAAAGAATTGGACATCGTTCTCGGCTTCGAGCAAGCCAACAATCTTGATGAGTAGGTCTATTTGCTCGTTATCGGCTTCACCGAGTTTCGGCACATCGACAGGCCAGAGTGAACGCAACATCTTCTGTGCCTTGTCTGGTAGGTGTTTGATTCGTGCTGTCATCCAGTCACGGCGTTTGTCAAGACTTGGTTCTAGTTGAATAATTTTGGCTGATTCGAATCGTTCGTGTAGGTCGTTGCGTTTACGCCAAGCACGAACATCAAGCGCAAGTTTCAATCCTTCACGACCAGCGTTGAGGTCTACCCAATAGAGGTCGCAGCGTCCTTCGCCTGCTGGTAGATGGAACACGATTGCTCGGTCCTTCTCAATCATTGGCAGGCTTGTGCGTTCAGCGGTCTGATAGTTGTAGATGTGTTGAGCGTCGGCGTATGCAGCCAACTGGATTGCGATTGCCCGCCACGAGTAGGTGAGATCGGTGCCAGTTTTCAAGTCGGCGATGTACATTCGGCCATTGACTTCTACGATGCGATCTAATGTGCCGGCATATTCGGATTCGTCGTTGATGACTACCGACTCGATGTAGTTCGGCATGATATGAACACCATACTTTTGCAAGGTTGATACATAGGCGTCAAGGTCTGCTTGCAAGCCTGGGAGGATTGCTGGTTTCTTGCCTAAGTCAATTAGTTCGGTTAGTGAGTGAAGTGCTGTGCCGAGGTTCGCTCGATGACTGCCACCGCCTGCGGTGATTGCTTCTTCAGCAATTTTGTTGAGCGCGTTCTTGTCGTCAAGTTTTGTGGATGCTTGCGCAAGTAGGTCGGAGCGTTGGATGAGTCCTGTGATGACCATTCTGTTCGCCCACGATTTGAGTGCAGCTTCGTCGTCTGGTGCTTTGGCGATTGTGGTGACACGGGTGTAGCCGCGTTGTTTGCCGTTTGGTGTTGTGACGAGGTATCGACCCCACCGATCTTTCGGTGCTTCTTGTCGTGTTTCTTCAAGCATGTGCAGGCTCCTTGTTTTCTTGGGAATCTATGTCGGTGTCAACTATATCGGATCGGTGTTCGCGGAAGCGGGACCATCAACAATGTTTTTGTAGGCGTTCCAAAGTTTAAGAAACTCGGTCATTGTCATGATCGCATACCAAGTGTCCACTTCGACTGCGCCTTGTTTCTTCACGGCACAAACACCGTGATTCGTGCCACGGTTCTTTTGCTCGATCTCTAGTTCTTTCAACCAGCATCCGATGTCGTGTCGGCGTTGGTCTTTGACTTCTACGGTTAGATCTTCGACGCCGTCTATGTCGCCGCGATCATCTGTCCAGCCTGACCTTGATCGTTCAGCTCTTGGATGTCCGTGGTCTTGGAAGAACTTCGCCACCATCAATTCGGCGCGCGTACCTTTTCTTCGTTGTGGATTTGACATGAGTTCCTGCTCTCCTTCGTCGTCGGATTTCGTTCCTTCGTTCAACTGTTGTCAGTCCGCCCCACACGCCGACACAATCGTTCGCTATCGCAAAGTCTAGACACTTTTGACGCACCACGCAGATGTCGCAAAGTTTCTTCGCTTCACGCACCGCATGCAAATATCTTTCGTGGAAGAAGATGTCGGTGCCTTCGCCTCGACATGTTCCGTATTGTTGCCATTCTGGTCGGAGTAGTTCAAATACATTCTTGGACTCCGACCAGACGTCAACGATTCCGTAGTCGGCCATTATTTGATTTCTTTAGTCCAGCGACGAACATGGAACATTGCATAGAAGTTGACAACTGCATAGATGAATATCTCTACGCCGTTCGCCGGACTTTCTTGCGGCAACCTTGGCATGAATAACAGCATCATCCATCCCACGATTATGAACGCCAATGTGAACATTATTTTCTCTTGCGGTTTCATTTTTCCTCCTTGGTTTAGTAACTTGCCTGTATCAGTTATAGGACATTACGGCACAGATGTGGTGGATGCTTTGCAAACCCGCCAATTACAAGGATTCCACGGCTCGAAGCCTGAGATTCGGTACAGCACCAGCCCAGCCTTCAAGTTGGTGAGCGGGTCGAGTAGTGGTTCTTGAGTGCAGATGTTCATCTCTCGGCACACCGCAGCCCACTTGTTCCGAGACTTGTCATAGTTGACGCCGTTGATCTGCAACAAGCCTGTATCGGAACGATGGTTCCATTCGGATACACCTGTGATGTTGCAGTCTTTGTCGACGATGTCTCCACCTTTTCGGTTTGGGCAGGCTCCGCTTTCGCGTAGCACCAGTTCGGTCAATTTCGGTATCGCATGGTCAGGCCAGCCTGCTTGCTTGGCGAGTGACGGTAGCCAGGACACGTCTCCGTGGCGAAATCTGATGGGTTGGATTGGGTCGAGCCTGTCAGCGACTGGTGGTTGCCAGAGTGGCTGTAATGCGTTTACAGCGTCGCTGGTGCGGGCTGGTGCGGAGGCTGCCTGTGCTATGCCGAGGCTCATGGTCAGTGTGGCGAGTGTTGCCATGATTGCGGAGAGTATGCGCATCGTGGTCCTTTCGATATGTGCAGGTCATGACGCAACTCAGAAGGAGGTGACTGAGTTGCGGTGCTACATCAACCCTAGTGGGGAGCGCACCTTTCAACCTTAGCCGATGGCACCCGATTTTCGCTAGTTTTAGCGGTCTTGGGAATTAATTTCTAGATCCATCAACACTTTGATACTGACAACCATCTTCACAGGTATGTGCAGAACGTGGTCAATGTTGTCTTCGTTGCGTGACTGGTAGATGGTGACGTGGTCAGGTTTACCGCCATCGGATGTGGCGAGCAGGAAGCCGACTGTTTGGACGATGGCTGGGTCGAGGTCTAGGTCTTTGATATTGACCCATGATTCGGATCCGCTGTGCGCATCATGCCAGGTGACGAGTACGGCGGTCACTTCTTCTTGCGTGTCGCAACCTGCTTGACCTTTAGGTCTTTGCTCGGCTCCTTGGTTACATGCCAGTCGAGGTGACTGGTTAGTTTTGCACCTTGTTTGGCGACCATGTCAATCAGGTTGTCTAGTCGCTTTTGAACGATGGCGTGGTCGTTTCGGTTTTCTGTGGCGAGGTTCTTCATTTGGATGATGGCGACGATGATTCCGCCGAGTGCTGCGACTACTGCGGCGAAGACGGCTGCAAGTCCAGCATCCATGTCACACGGCCTTCTTGCGGTCAAGCCATGCTTGAACAGCTGGTGGCACGTTGTCGCCTGCGGTGTATCGAAGATGCCATGGTTCTTCTGGTACGACTTCCCATGAGAAGCCGAAGTCGAGTGCGTTGGCGAGCATCCATTCGAAGCGTTTACCAGACGCTGACCAGATGTCGACTGCGATGCCGAGGTTGTGTTGAGATGTGCCAGGTGCAGCGAGTGACGCCAATGTCGGTGACTTCTTGTACCACTTCACACCTTCCCAAGTGCGGGTTTGCGCACCAGCGATCGGTTGCTTCTGGTATCGCTGAAGGAACACTGTGGTTTGCATCCCGAGTGATCGGTAGGTGTCGCCTGCCGAGGTTGGTTTGAATGGTTTGATTCCGTCGGCTAACGCTTTGTCGCGCATCGCATGATATGCGTCGGCTGCCCGCCAATGAAGTTTGCCTTCAGGTTGAACATCACGCAACAGATGCGCAGGTACCTCGCCAGGCTTCACGCCTTTCAAATCTGCCGGCAATGTGACCTTGACGATCGGCCAGTTCTTTACGTTCATTTCTTTTTCTTCGCGCCTGAGAATGCTTCTTTGATTTCTTCGGACGACAGTTCACCATCGACGGATGCTTCGGCGAGTGCGGACACAACTTTGATGACAGCCATCGCACCAGCCATGATCGCAGCCTTACCGACCGAGATACCGATGACGGCACCTGTGGTGATTGCTGGTAGTGCGTTGGCGAGGAACAGTGAGATGAGTCTTTGTCCGAGGTCAAGAAACTTGGCGACTGTTGCGTTCTGTTTAATGTTCATGCTCTGTTCCATTTTCTTCTCCTTTGTCGGTTAATACTCCTGCCAAGTGTAGTGCGAGGGACATGAACGTGAATATCAATGCCCATGTTTGCAGGCTTCCAGACAGGGTCATGATGGTAATCGCGGACGCGCCGAGGGTAAACCCTAAGGCGAATATCTCTTTGCGTAATTTGGCGAACATTCTAATTTTCTCTTCTGCGCAGGCTTGCTCCTACGGCAACAAGTGTATTGGATACAGCGACCAGCGTTCTACGCTCACCAACAGGTATGGTCTGCCCGACCATCTGGAACGAATCGAAGACGCCTGCGAACACATTGATTGTGTCTTGGAACGCTTTCTTGACTTTCGTTGGTGCTTCGTTCAGGACTGCCACGAGTTCGTCTGCTTGTTCAACTGTAATTTCTTCTACGACTAGTTCTTCGAATATCTGTTCGGCTTGGTCTTGGGTTATTGCCGCCAACACCTCAGGACTTGACGCGATGCTGACCGCCTGATCCGAAGATAGTGCGGTTGTCAAGATTTGCTTGATGGCTGCGACGACCTGTGCCGGTGAAGCATCCTTCAACTCGTCCAACACCTCGGCGACCTTCTCGTCGGTGATCGGTTGCTTAGGCTCGATGTCAAGTAGCGTGGTCGTTGATGAAATCTCTGTTGTTGGTGTTGTCGTTTGTGGGATATCTGTTTCTTGCGTCGGCTCTGATGTTGGCACACTTGTTTCGACGGGCAGAGTCAGAGGCGGAACAGAAGAAGTCAGATCAGTTGTATTGGGATCAGGTAAGGAAGGATCGGTTGTAGATGTTTCGAGAATCGTGGTGGATGTTGTGGATTCGGGTTCAAGCAAAACGGTTGTGGTCGTTGTACTTGAAGTTGTTGTCGCGACTGGTTCGCTAGTCGTCGTAGTTTGAGGAGGAGTGTATGGTGCTTGCGTTGTTGACGGAGCTGGTGCAGTTGTTGTGGACTGCGGTTGAGTGGTACTTGTCGTTGATGTGGTTGTGTCTAACTGAGTTGTGGTCGTGGTGCTGGGAAGGATTGTTGTAGATGTTGAAGTCGTCGAAGAAGAAGTTGAGGTCGTGGTCGTGGTTTCTTCAACTGTGGTTGATGTGGTTGGTGTACTTGATGTGGTTGTTGTCGTTGTTGGCGAGATGATCTCAGCCTGAGTTGTAAACGCCGAGTCTGGAATCATCTCCCAGCCTTGACCGTTAATGTTCCACGCGAGCATTATGCAGGTGCCTCCGCCGTTCTCGTACATCCACAATTCGAGTGGGACACTTTCGGCGTCTAGTTGTAGTGGCCCTGATTCGGTTGCTGAACAACCCTGATCCCACCAAACACCGAATGTGTTGCCGTCAATCGTTATCTCACCGCCGTCATCTGACGCCAACCAGAACTCAATCGTGTTGTGAACTGGGATCGTGATGTAGCCGGTCATGTGAACCATGAACAGATCGCCTGTGCAATCTTCGTATGGTTCACCGTCATAGGAACGGTTGATATTGTTCTCTGTCTCTGATCCGCACACAGGATATTCGGATGTTGACTGGACTGGCGGGATCTCGTCAATCGTGTAGTAAGTCGTGTTCAACCCTGGTTGAACTTCGGCTTGAACCGTGGTCGGCCAGAACGCAAACAGGATTGCTGGTAGCGGTATCAGCCACCTAGTTAAATAGCGACCCACTCAAGTTCTGCTTCGTTCCAGATATAGTCGCCATCAGGTTTCGGTGTAGGCGGTTGCCAGTCATAGTCATCATCAAGAGACCATGATGGATACGGTCGCGGTGCGATAAACACATCGGCATCATCATCGTATGTGAAACCGATGCCTGCATATTGCTTGCGAAAGTTGTTATTCACTGAAGTCTGTACCCACTCACCAGTCAGACCAATACTGGCTATAAACTGCTTTCCTTTTTCTTCACTCTCTACCCCATGAGCGAGCAGTTCGTTGTTATGCACGACGATAACAGTCTTGACTACACCGTTGATAACTTTTGCAAAATGTGCCATCAGATTGTTATGCTCCCGCTTCCAGTCCATTGATAAATACGGTATCCACCAGACGTTGTGATCGACGGTGAACCTGTCGTTGATGTCGCAGCAGGATATGTGTCTAGATATCTAATGACAACCACGCCTGCTGAGCCTGTGCCTGTGCCTTGATTACCACCACTACCACGATTTGCGGTAACTGATGAACCGCTGCCACCGCCATTTGAGTAGGTCAAAGAACTTCCAGTAATTGAATTTGCTATGCCGTTTCCGCCAGCAGCATAGTTGTTATCTGCGCCACCGTTTGCACCAGCAGAACCAGCACCACCACCGCCACCAAAACTTCTGTAGGTTGATTCGTTAGTCGTTCCACTACCACCATCAAAACCTTGTCCAGCAGTACCAGCACCGCCGGGTTGAGTGCCACCTTCACCACGAGCCCCACCACCGCAGCCACCAGAATTACCATCACCACCGCCACCACCACCGCCACCTAACGAAGTGATCGTACTAAACACAGAATCAGAACCATTGACAGATCCAGTTGCACCAGCACCGATAGTCACTGTGTAGGTCACGCTTGATACAAGATTCAGTTGTGACTCTAAAGAACTGTTGCGACCTGAGAAAGTGCCGACTGTCGTGCGATAACCACCGCCACCACCACCAGCAACATTGTTGCCACCACCGCCGCCGCCGCCGACGACTAGATAATCAACTGGTACTACTACTAGTTCATCGCCTGTCGGCATCCACGCCGAGACTGCAGTGCTGACTCGTGTGCGCTGACCAAATCTAGACATCGCTGAACCTTACGCCGTGATTCGGTTTACATAACCTGCAATGTTTACAACATTGGCTGTTGCTGCAAACGCACGCACTATGAGTGCTGTCGCGTTGCCTTTGATAATCAAACCCGGCGTGATCAGATAGAGACCTGATTCTGCAGGAATAGTCAGTTCGATCAAGTCATCTGGTGATGTCACACCGCCCCACTCGATAGTCAGTTTGCGTGCAGTCGTGTCACTGTTCACTGCATACAGCCATATTTCATCGAAAGTCGTCGCAGTCGTTGAGCCTGTATGAATCGTTGTACCTGCAGTCGCTGTCGCAGCCACCTTTATCATGCGGCCATCTGTTGAGCCTGAGAGTGCGATTTTACTAAATGTTGCCATGATGTTCCTTTGCTATCCGAAGACTTGTGTGCCTAAGACTATCTGATCACTGTCACCGCTTGCACCGAACTGACCCCAAGATGCTCCGTCATAGTAATAAACAGAATTATCTGCATCGATGTAGGCGAACATGCCTTCTGCCAAGGTTGCTTCACCTGCACCACCGAAGGCTGCATCTCTCGCTGCTGTAGTAGCGAATCGCATGATGCTTTGATCCATTAGATATGTGTTTACTTCGGCGGCTGTGAGAACACTGCCACTGGTAAAAAGTTTTGAGCCTGCGCCTGCCATATTGATTCCTATCCTAGCCCAACATCGACATCGTCAAGTTGAGAATCATCCAGTATAAATACAGTCAAGAGTTGTGCTTGACCTAACCCGAATCTTATCCGATGGTCAGAGGTTGTAATGTCGTGGTTGACGGACTCGATAAACACCGAATCGGTGCGGGTTAGCGGTAGACCTGTTGTGTAGGTTTTGGTGACATTGATGACATCGCCGACATCGAGTGCCAGAACGGTAGGCCATAGTGCTGAACCGCAAGCGTTCAGGCTGGTTGAGATTTCGTTGAAGCGGATGATTGGTTCTTTGTACTTGTCCAATAGGTTTTGTGCCAATGCCGACCCAGCCGCCAAATCATTCAACGGCACATTTGAGAATGACAAAGTTTGCACACCATACTTGCCTTGGCTTGTCGAATCGGCTGCGACCTGTGCTGCGGTACCACCTTCGACATCTACCTGTACACGGTTGAACAATGTTTCTTGACCGTATGCGACACCGATAGACAGGATCGGTATCTCGTTGGTGGCTGTGCCACCGAATGATGCGATGGCGGTAGAGAACGTGAAATCTATTCTCGGATCAAACACAATCTGGTTTTTTCGATTCGCAAAGAGCCTGCCGTCCTCTGCGACTGCGACCGCCTGTAACGCCGTCAAAGTGTTTGTGTTGTCCGCATAGGCGACGGTGCCACATGTTGCGACACCTGTGGAGATGTCACGCAATGCCGTTGAGTAGGCGACCTCGGCTCGATCCAAGATCGCTGACACTCGCGCCGAGGTTAATTGTGACGATGGTGTGAAGGCAGTCAGGCTGGTTCGGCTCAACTCGTACAAACCATCGGCTGCGATGATTGAGGCGAACGACAAGTTTGGCATCTCGTAGGTGATGTCGAGATCGGTGATTGCTCCGACGAACAGTTCGGCTGTGCCGGCAAGAACCTTGATTGCGCGTCTTGGTGCCAGATCAAAGTTGCCTTCATACCAGGTTGAGGCGGTATTGGCTGGGTCGAAGAGTCTGCCTGATGCGCGATCGTCAGCCAGGATGCGGCAGGTGCCTGGTTGGAATTGTTCGGTTTGTGCGCCACGGCCACGCTGAACCGATACGGCGAGAATGTATTCGGTTGCGTCCACAAAGTCTGTTGAACCGTCCAACACATCTGTCCCATTAAGAAGTGATGAGTCGAGTATGAATGCGTCAGCGATCGCACCGACATCCAACAGAACTGAATACTCTTGACCCCACTTGAGTGTCTTAGGCATAATTACGCAACCGCGAACTCTAAGAAGTTCCCGCCAGCGATCCGACTATATTGCTGCAACACCTCAACAATCTGACGCCCAGCCTCAACACCATTCGTGCCGATACCCGTATTGATATTGATGTTCGTACCTGCGCCACCTGTGGCAGATGTTCCGCCACCAGCAGCCATGCCAGGTGTTGGAACAGTCGGCAATGAAGGGATGGTTAGATTGCGGTTCGGCATAGTTGCAGCAGCCTCAGCCACCTTCTTAATCGCCTCAGCAAGTGCTTCGTATGCTTCAGTCTCACGCTCGACAGCATCAGTCAAACGATCCGAGGCTTCCTTCTCTTTGACTTTTGCATCATTGACCGCGTCAAGAAGTTTGTTGTAGGTATCTGAACCGATGATCGCACCGCTCACCGCTTCGTTCAAAACAAGTTGAGCGTCTTTCAGTTTGTTTGTTGCTTCAAACTCCGAGTCGCTTGCGTCAGCAACAGCCAACTTTGCTTGCGCCAAATCAATCTCGGCCTGGCGAATAGCCTGCGCACTTGATTGAGGGTCGGCGCGAAGTTCGGCAAGTGCCTTTTCAGCGTCAGTGACAGCGAATACCGCTTCTTCGACACGGAATCCAGCCTGCGCTACATTGCGTTGAGCCGCCGACAGTTCTCGCTGAGCCTTCTTAGCCTGATCAGAATCAGCACCGAACCCATTGACCGCATCATTCAACGCCTTCTGTTTGGCGGCAACATCATCTTGCGCGGCTTTCAAATTGTCGGCAGCCTGCGCACTACCCTTCTGCGCATTGTTAAACGCCTTCTGTGCAGATGTCGAAGACTTCAACGCATCCGTGTACTTCTCAAACTTTTGTTTGGCTGTCTCAACCGTCTTGGCTGCGCCACCTGTTTTCTTGTCAAGATCTGACAGCGATGTTGACCAGTCATCGGTTGACTCTTTGGCTTTCGGTAGAACTTTGGTTCCTAGTCTGTCGGTCTGGTCAATCAACGGTGAGATCTTATTGCCGGACAGATTCAATGCTGCGGTCGTGTTAAGAATTGATAATCGCAACTTGTCGAAGCGATCTGTGACCGCTTCGGTTCGGTCAATGAGCATTTGCTCGACTGTGATGATTCCGTCGCCACCCGTAACGGAATCACCGATGGCCCGAAGAATGTCTATAAACGCGAACCCTGGTTTGAAGAAGTTGACGATCGCTTGTTCAAACTCGATCACCGAAAGAATCATTCTTTCGATTGCGTCAATGACTATGAACGATGCTGGACCCATTGCGGCGGCAAAGTATTTGACCGCACCAGCCAAACCTTCATCTTTGAACCCGTCAACCGCAGCCCTCAACGCTGGGATGATTCGCTTCTGTAAGAACTCCACGATCTTCTCGAATGCTGGTAGGAGTAGGAAGCCGATTGTTTCTACTACTTCGCCGAATGATGTGCGGAGTATCTTTACTCGTCCGGCGAATGTGTCGGCTGCGGTTGCGGCAGCACCACCGAACTGTTGTTCCAAAGTATTGAGCGCGGCACCAAAGTCTTTGCTTTTCTTAGTGTTCTCATCGAGCGGTATGCCGAGTCGAGTCAAAGCGGAAATGTTGCCTGTTGCCGCACGACCCAAACCGAGTGTGACTGCTTCTAAGTCCCGACCTGTGGCTGCGCTGATGTCAAGCGCAAGATTGAAGAGTCGTTGAGATTTTTCTAGATCGCCTGTTGCTCTGACAAGATTTCCGAATGCTGGTCGAAGTTCATCGTCGGCGATACCTGTCGCCAACATCGCCTTCTCAATGAACGCTTCGGTTGCTTGAACCTGTGCTTGTGTTGCAGCAGCTGAACGGATCAACTGTGCTTCAAGACTTTTCTGTGATGCTTCGTCGGCTGCCGCTGCCGCAACCGCAGCCGCTGCCGCACCACCAACTGCGGTCAACGCACCGAGCGCAACGAACGCACCCTTTTTTACAAAGTCGAATGCTTTGCCAAGTCCGGCACCGATTGACTGCACCTTTTCGATTGATTGCTGTCCTTCGCGGGCAAGGTTCTTGAACGCCGTGATAGCACTGTCGGCGTTGCCGAGAATCTTTACAATGAATGTGCGTTCACCTGCCATGGTGAAGCAATTCTACTCAGTTAGCAGCCATCCGTTTACGCAGCTCAGCCCACTCACGTTGCATCTCTCTATGTATCTCTGATTGTGTCATGCCTTCATACTCTGACAAATCGATTGGTGCATCCCACCACTTCGGGTCAAGAACACAACGCATCGGATTACCACGACGCGGCTGACGAGTCGAACGAATGCTTGGTGTAGAGAATGTGCGTGTCGGTGCTGCGATATCGGTGATGGTCGGGTCAAGGAATCGCCAACCTGAATGATGTGTACGGAATGGCTGACCTGCTTCGTGCTGTGGCAGATAGAAGATACGGGCAGCGTCTTTGGTTGCTGGGTCGCCTTTGAGACGAAGACGCTCATGTGTCTCATACCAGACTTCTTCCCAATTCTGTACCGGTACAGCCTGCTCAAATGGAACAACAACATGCCAGTGCGGATTGTCTTCACGATGTGACCAGGTTGTGTAGGCGAAGTGTATATACGATCCGAGATCAGCCTGCTCGAATGCTTCGCCGTCAAGGTCGGCGACTAACGCCCAAACATGTGACACGTTGCGATTCCCACGGGTTGTGTGTTCACGGTATGTGACTGGCGAATACAACTTGCCGTCAGACTTCTGTTCACGTTCTTGATGGTCGCCGAGTATTGCGGCGAAATCCATCCAAGATGTAGCGATGGTCTTTGGATAGATGGATTTGACGGACGGGAAACCGACGACTTCAAACATTGTGCAGAACCTCCTAGGTTCAGGATAGCGAATCCTGAGCCGAATGCAAGTATCAGCCGATGCCTAGTTCTTTGACCACACGGTCCATGCCATCTAGGTATTCCTTGGCGATCGCGTTCTTGCGCTTGCGGACGGTCGGCCAGAAGAAGTAACCAGACTGCCCTCGATGTCTCAAGAACTGTTTCGTGGTCGGTCTAGCACCACCACCGAACTCTGCACCGAAGAACACATCGGCACGAGTTACTTTCGTTTTGCGCTTACTATTCGGACGAGTCTTAGATACGAACGATTCTTTGCCACGCAACTTGATGGTCGGGATGCGATCATTGCTTGCTCGTAAACCTTTAGCAACTTGTATTGCCTGACTGGCTCGACTCACCGTGGTTGCTTCTAGTTTCACTTTTGATTCAAGATCTCTGGCGATTGTGTAAGCGATTTTGCGCATCTCTTTATTGAACTGTGGACTTGCCTTCTGGAACTTGCGCAAAGTTTCAAACAAGTCTTTGACGATGACAGTGTTACCTGCGACGGCTGCGGTGCCGGCACGACCAAGAGTTGAGCCTGTGTCACCTTGCACACTTGGAAATGCTGAGAATGCCATCACTGAATCCTTTGTGGTGGGTTGGATTTGACGCTCTTCCAGCGCAGATAGCCGAGCATCGTGTAGAGCATTCTAGGTGATTCTTGTAGTAGCACCGATGGTGCGATGTGTGTCTCGCAGGCGAGATATGCGATCAGCCAGTGGGCTGAGTTTTCTCCAAAGGGACGATCACCGCAGAATCGGTTCCAACCTCCACACTCTCAACTGTTTCAATCCATTCTTCAAACTTCATCGCGGTCTTCTTCGTGCGCTTGGTTGCATGCCAAGCCAACCAGGCAAGATCGGTGAGGCGTAGTTCTGTTTGGAAGTTCGCAACCGAACGATTCTTCTCGCCTTCGAATGCGATAAAGTCGGCGAATTGTGCGGTCACTTTTGTGGTGACGTTGTCTAGCGTCGTGACTTCTAGGTTGATTTTCATTCTTACCTCCTGATTGTTTTGTTAAGAACTATGCGACTGCTTTTGTGATTGTTCCGCTGATCGGCCAAGTTACATCGGCTGTGTTCAATTCACCGACAGCACCGTTCACTGGCGACCATTCGGTTACAAGTACCGAGAAGGTGTAGTGAGGTGAAGCTGTGCCTGCTGCGGCTGTGCCGGCTGGTTTGATAACCATCGTCACGGCTGTCGAGCCAACAAGAGGATAGATCAAGCCTTCAACTGACGAGTATTCGTTGTGAAGCGAGAGTGTTACCGAGTTGTCGATCAGGCCTGCGACGCGAGTTACTGCACCACCACTGCCGAAGTTTGTTGTTGGTACCTCTGCTGCTGTAGTGCTTAGCGTAATTGCTGCCACGTCACTGGAAATATCTGTGCCGTTGAGTGTGACTACTGAGTTTGTGAGAACTAACTTTGCCATGATTATTTATCTCCTGCCTTGTCGGCGATAGAAGTTGATTTTTCTGCCACCAGAACAATGCGACCCGATGCCAGTAGAGAGTCTAGATGGTCAACTTCGTTGCCATCAATAGTGGCTGGATATTGTTTGTCTAGAACCGTGAAGCCTTCGACCACCTGATATTTCGCCATATGTTAAGCGTACACCACGACACGAAAATCGACTGTCAGATAGGTTGTGTCGTTCGCGTCAACTGTTGAGATGTTGGATGCTTCTTCGACGATGAGTGTTCTGGCGTATCCGCCGAGTGTTGTGTCGGCTTCGATCGCGGCACGAATGCCATTGTCATAAGACAGATAGGTGTCCATAAGGTTTTGTGCTGTTCGCTCGGCTGCGCGACCGACGATCACACTGACTGTGAAGACATGTGTGACCAAGCCTGCCCGCATCGCACCGTGGTAGGTGATCGACTCCAAGGTCGGCCATGCGATACCGCCGACCGAAGGGTTTACTTGATCGGGTTGTTGTGCGTAGGCGCGAAGGTTCGTGATTGTTTCAAGCCGAGTCTTGATGCCGTTCTTTAGTTCGGTGACTGTTGCGCTCATGCGAACATCCGCATTCGGCGATATGGCTCGACAAGTTGTGCGACGTCTGGGTCGAGTGCGCGTGTCACTCGTATCGCACCCAAGTCTCCGAAGCCGGCAACGCCGAGCGGTGAATCGTAACGCTTAAAGATTCTTGAAGCCTGAATGATCACCGCTTGTGTGATTGGTTCAGGTACAGATGGCCAACCGTAGATGGCGGTCAGTCTGACCAATGCTTCTTGACCGAAGTTTGTGTTCAATGTTGGGAACAGGTAATCGCCGACTGCGCGGATCCGTGTGTACGGAACAGTCAATCCGTCCAAGATTCCGTTCACTGGTTCTAGTTGATAATCGGATGGCGACCAGGTGACATCGAAGTTGCCGTCTGCGTTTGTTTGACTTTGAAGTGTTAATGCTGTGCCTGCGATGTCATCTATTTCGCATACGAAAGAATCACCTGCGGTGAACACTCGTGTTGTCGCCGAACTGTAAGCCCAGAACTGTCGGTTTGCATAGCCGTCAATTAGTCGACTGGCAGCTCCGACACAGTTGTCTAAAAGTTCATCGTCCTGAGTGTCGGCAGTCCCGATACGAAGAGCAGCCTTAACCTGGTTGCGTGTGGCGTAGCCGTTCGTGATTGCCATAGATTCCTATCCTACTCAACAACCAACAACTCAAGTGATGGCTGAAGTCTGAAGAATCTTACTCCATACAATTCACGCAACTTGTTGACGACGATCGGGAACCATTGACTCCAGCCTTCAGGGTTGATTGCTTTGCTGTCGCCATACTTGCCGAAGTTACTTATCCCACCTATCGACCCGTTGTCAACGCCGACCAAATTGATTTGTGATGCACCCATGTAGCAGGCAAGGTGCATTGCGATGTGTGCTGAAGTGCCGCCAACAACCAACGCATCTGGGTCGGTTGGCCATCCGATGTCAGGTCGCCAGAATGGTGCGTGTGGTCGGAAGGTAACGTGATTACCTGAACCGACATGTGTTGCGGTCATGTCTGATGCTTCTAAATCCATGTCTGGAGTGACGAATATGCGGTCAGGGTTTTCGTCAATTCGTTTGGCTGTAATCGGATTCGCTTTGGAATAATTTGACGCCGAATAGAAGTCGGCGATACCGAACCAGAATCCGACATCGTTGATCGACACAACAACCTTGTCATTGAAGAATTGTGGTGTCACCCAATCCATACTCGGACCAGAGCCACACACCCAGATCTCTTCACCTTTGTGACGGTCTTTCAAGTCGAGCAGAATCATTCAGCCAACTTCGGCGGCCAATCCTCACCAGGTATCACACGACCAGATTCCAACAGTCTACGAAAATTGAACACTTCTTGTTCGGCTTGTTCGTCTCTTTGTGCAGTCAGTGCATCATCGTGTCGAACCCAAGTCCACACACAACGCGAATCAAACGACGCTTCAACATTGTGTGACCGCATCTCGCACCAATGAATCCAATCAACATACTTGTGGGAACGGTACGGAATCTTCAACCAAGTCTTGCGACGAATCACCGCAAGACCTGGCATACCGTTGTTTTGTTGATTAAGGAGATTCTTATATTGCTCAGGTGTGCCGTAACACAATCCGCCATCCCACCGACCACGCACGTTCACCGCGTCACCTTGCAGAACAAGACCATCAAAGAAGTTCGGGTCCATAGTGTCGTCGACTGGAAGATGTGTACACCATTCCGCTGACGCTTCACGCACACCCACATTCACACACGGCCAAATGCGATCATCCCAATATGGCACAACCTTCCACCAGGCAGGCACATCAACTCTGGCACGAGTCACAAGAATCACTTCCTGAGGCTTGACCGTCAACGCCTCAATGGACGCAATGAACCCTTCACCGAACCGATCCCAATAGTTCTGCTCGAATGGTGAGATTATTGCTACCGGCGCCGATACCACGACAACGGTGCCTTCCCTTCATAGATCCACGGAATCCACGAATCATCCATCTGTACTTCAATCAACTGTTCGCCGCGTATCGAGCGACCGATCCGATAGTTCTCAGCCATGAATCCTTCAGGGTCATCAACCATGAGTTCTTGGTGCGAGAACGAACGCATCTTGTTTGCAGCCCATTCAGGTCCACCCATCCAAGACACATGCCAACCTGACCGCAAGTTAGGTAGCCGTTCACGGTTGGATCGTAGATGTTGCGCACCACCAGCGCGTTGACCGTAAGGACCTGCGACCATAGTGTGTTCATCCGATAGACGCCAATACGCGGACATCACCAGGCGTTTCATTAGATAGCCACGCCAACCTTCTTTCAGTATCTCGATGTCGGCTGGATTCCAGATCTCGTCACAGTCGGCAACGGTCACGATGTCGTCGGCTTCTGGCGCGAACTCTTGCAACGCGACAAACAGATGGTTGCGTTGTGCGTGTTCAGCCGCCCAACCTAACTGATGCGGGTTCGGTTCAAATGTTTCGTAGTGTATTTTGTCGCGCCACTTGTAGAACCTGTCAAGGTCAATGCCGTGTGGTTTGGGTTGACCCATGAAAGTCGTTGACGATTCGACAATGATCATCTTGTCTACGACATCGCCGATCTCTGACAGTCGACATTCGAGCATGTCGTGTTCTTGGTTGAATAGGATGCAGTCAAAGATCCTCATCGGTGTGTCTCGCCGATAAGCAATATGCGGTTGTCGTTCATCACAATCTTTGTGTCAATAGAACAATGTTTCTCAAACTCGGTCTGCAAAGTGCTGATGTCAGGTATGTGCCAAGTCGTGTCGGCAGGAATATATTCAACAACTATCAGCCAGTCACATCTTGTTGATGCTTCTCGGATTACTTCTTGCCAGTTTTCTTGCATCACCAAAGTATGTGACATGACCGCGCAATCGTATTCACCTGACTTGGCTGCGGTCAGACCGTCACCGACACGGAAGTCGACGCCAGGGTATGACGCTTTTGCTTTGCGTATCGCGGTCGGTGAGATGTCGTAACCAACAACTTTGCGATTGCGTAACGCCATCAGATGCGTCTGTGTACCTTTACCACAACCGATATCAAGAATGGTATTGAACGAATATGCACCCATTACGGTTGATAGCAGGCGGTATCCCATCGGTCGCACATCGGACTGATACCACGCATCAAACTCTTGAACATCTTCGGCTTGGTACATCTCATCAAGTTTGAAACCGTCTTGCAAGTAGTCGTGATATTTAGCCATCAATCCCAACTCAAATCAATACGCCGTTGCAAATCCCATTCACCAGCATCAAGACGCACATTGCGCAACTTGAACAACTCAAGGTTCGATTCGAAGGTTGCCTGATTCTTGGCGATGAATGTCGGGTCGGATTGCAATGTGGATGAGTTGTCGTGATAGACGATCGCCTGCGATCTGGTTATCTGTTTGCCCATCCGTAATGCGCGACGCTCATAATCGTTGTCTTCGAAGTACGCCGGATGGAATGCTTCACAAAACAAGCCGACATCTTTGACTACTTGTGAGCCGATCCACGCACAGCACCAACCTGGTTGACCTGCTAAATGAATCTCGTCTGTGTGGCATTCACGGTAGAACTTTTGTAGTTCGCCGCGCTCAAAGAATGCGTCCGAGTTGAGCAGAATCCAACCTTGTGCGAACGGTGTCATCTTGATACCAAGATTCCAAGATGTCGCCACACCAAGATTGCTCGGCATATCCAAGACATATCGGTTCTCAATGTTTGAGTTCTTCGGCAACGACAAACAATCCTTCTCAATCATTCCGCCATTGTCGATGATGATCAGATGCTTGACCGCATAGTCGATTGTTCTGATACATCGTTCAAGTAGGTCATATCGGTTGAGTACGGGTATGACTATGACCGGCACCATGCAGACAGCTCCTTCATTGCAGGCTTCCAAAACTGCTCAAAAACCTTGTCGGCTCCGTACCCTAGGGCATGGGTGATTGCGTCCTGAGAACGGCTTCTAGGCGCGTTATAGGCCATCTTCAAGGCATTGACGATGTCAGGTACGTTCGGTGTGAAGAACCATGAAGCCTGCGCCGCATCCCACCATGGCTGACCATCAACCGTCCAGCCGTCACCGACCAGTTCAGGTTGCGCAGTGAAGTTAGAAACAATCACCCGCGTCCCACAAGCCTGTGCCTCAATGACAGGAATGCCGAAACCTTCACCCATCGAGCAGGCAAGAAGAACATCGGACGCCGTATACATCGCAGCCATCACATTCTGAGGCAACGAATGACGATACGCATACTGATCAACAACCTTGTATCTGTCCTTCGACACACCGACCGCATCCAACAATGTCGGCAAACTAATCCCAGCCATCGCACCATCAGGTTCCGTGTACAGATACAGCACAGCATCAGGATGATCCTTGGCAAAGATAGAGAACGCAAGAATGTTCTCAGCCCAAGCCTTACGCGCAGGCTGACTACCTTTGTTCGTCGCAACCATAGACACCACGAACCTGTCCTCTTCCCAACCCATGAACTCTCGACCAGTCATCTTCCGACCATTGGCAAGCATCACAGAATCGGTTGGCTGGAACACAGGTTCGATTGCGTGAGGAACATACAAGTGTTCGACACCTGCCGTCTCCAACATTCGTGAACCAAACTTCGACATCGCTATCGGACGCACATTGTCACGCTCACACCACCTCAACACATCTGGCGGTGTCGGCTGATGATCGATAGGAACCCACGATGCGATGTTCTTCAAAGTTTTCAATGATTCAGATTTCAACACCCATACATCAAACAAAGTCATCAACAACGTCGGTGTAGACAGATCCTGATTCGCCCACTCCATAGTGTGCGCGACAACGACATCATCGCTGTATGTTGCGAGTCCTTGCGGATAGATTTTGAAACCATTCCAAGTTGATGTCGCGCCTGACAGGCCGTACATCGCGTGGACTGCTACTTGGTGATCTTCTTTCGCGAGCCTTTGGATGACTTGCGCGGTTTGCTGTCCGTATCCGGTGGAAGCCCATGGAGCGTTGGAATACCAGACGACCCTGAGTCGGTCGGGATTGGTTGGTCGGACACCTCCAACGAGTGCGCTACGCCCGCTCGGAGCAAACGCTCCGCTAAGGCTCCTGGCATCTCCACTGGTATGCCTTTGACGATTACGGTCTGCCACATGATCCTCCTAAGTTTAGTGCAGAAATGGAAAGTCCACGGCCAACCCTGCACGAAATGGCCGTGGACTTAATCCTAGTCACAGTCCTTGCGGACTGTCATGTCTGTTTTCGGTTGCTCTAATTAAGCAGCGTTACCGATGAAGTGTTTGACATGTGATGTTTGTGGCAAGTTGCCGTCGACACGCATTGTTGCGCGGAAGGTAACAAGGCCAGTGCTGAATGCGAAGTCATCGCTTCGATCCAGTTTGATGCCGCCAACTTGACGAACGAAGTATGAAGGAAGGTGTCCGAAGATTACCGACTTCGCGCTAGTTGCTGTGTCTGCCATTGCTGGGTTCTCGAATACTGGGTATCCAAGAAGCAAGTCATTCGCATCAGCGTTGAGTGCTGGTGAGAACACATAGTTGCCTGCGGTGTCCTTCAACGAACGCATCTTCGCGATTGAAGACGAGTTCATCTGGAAGCCCGAACCTGCAAGACGACGACCTGCTGTGTTTACCGAGTAAACAAGGCTGATCAAGTTGTCTGCTGTGAATGCACCAGATACACCCGTTCCGCCAGTTACGCCGGCAGATGATGCTACGACGATGCCCTTTGGTTGGTTTGTGCCTGAGCCAGTTGTCAAAGCATCGTTCACACGGAAGCCAAGTTCGTTGCCGACTTCAGTTGCCAAGAATGACAAGATGTCAACACCGCTGTCTTCGATCAACTCTGATGAGAGTTGAACAAGGAACGAATATTTGTAAGCACCAAGAGTCACGAACTGATTAAAGACCGGATCACTCTCAGCGATTGCTGTGCCTTCACCTGTGATTGCTGCCGTTGAATACTGAGCAAGTGATGGAATCTGAAGGTTCTCGCCTGATGCTGTGTTCAAGATCGTTGATGTTTGGAGCATTGGACCAACATGACGAGCAAGCATGATTACTTGGTCGTAGAACGATGTTGGTACTGGTGCGCCTGCTGATGTCTTTACAACATCACGCTTCTCAAACGAGTGCGAACGAATCTCGCCCTTCGCCATCGAGCGAATGACTTCTGCATCTGAACGAACACCGCGTGGTGCATCAGCGACTGGACGAACCTGGTCTGCGATGTCACGAGTTGCTGCTTCAAGACGAAGTTCACGGGCCTCATCGGCGCGGAGCTTCTCGATTGTTGCTTGGCGATCCTCAAGTTCTTTGCTGATGCGCTCATATGTCTGAGTCTCTTCTGCTGACAAGTCACGCTTCTCAGCGGTTGCAACATCAAGAATCTTTTTTGCGGCTTCCCACGCTGTTGCGCGTTGAGCCATTTGTTGTTCAATGAATTGTTTCATGATTTCTCCATGATTGGTTAAGTTTGTGGATGCGCAGGAAGTTGTATTCCGAATGGCGCGGAACGCTGACCAATCTCTAGTCGTAGCGGGACGCTTACCGACAGACCGAGTGTATATGAGAAACTAGAAAGTTTTCAACAGTTCAAGATGTTTCGCCAACAAGTTCACTGACGAAGGAACTTTGGCTGGTTCGGCTCGAAGTTTGCTGACCGCACCCGACAACAGATCGGCTGACTCATCCGACAAAGTGCCACCAGCCTCAAGGATCGTGATTGCTTCAGCGAGCTTGTCTGCGTCAACACCTGTGCGCTCGGCAAGAATGTCAAGAGAACGGATAGTGGCCGAAGTTGCCTTGTAAGCAGGGAACCCTGTCACAACCGAAACCTCATGCAAACGAACCTGACGCAGTTCGCGAGTCATGCCGTCATCTGACCATTTGTCTCCACCGGACGGAACCGAGAACCCGAACGACATCGAGTCAACATCGCCGCGCTTCATCAACACGCTGAGGTCACGACCGACGGTTGTGTCTGGCAGATCGGCGTTCACCAACAAACCTCGTGAATCTTCTTCAAGACGCAAAGTCTTCGAACGTGTCGAAGCAAGAAGCATCGACGAATCATGATTCATGTACATCTTGATTGTGTTGCGACCCTTCAAAGATTTCTTGAATGCACCTGGCATGATTCGCTCGATGAACGGCAACGGTTCGGAATCAGAATTGAAGACTGCTGCGTATCCTGTGAATGACATTCCGTCACCTGTTGGGCCTTCGCGTAGTTCGAAGTCGTTGATGTGAATGCGGCGTGTCTCTAATGATTCGCTCATGCCGTCAATCATAACAACATTCACGGGCAAGGTTCTAGAGGAGCGAGGATGATCTTTGGGAAGTAGATCGTTGTCGGTGATGTACTTCGGATTCTCTGGACGACCGTTGCGCAACAGATACAAGAACGAGTTCACCCGCGCATACGCCCACTGATTCCTAGTCATACCTGGACGGTGAGAAGTCGAATACGCTCCGGCACCGCGACGGAACACGGTTCGCAACATGCCGACAGTTGCCCGCTTCCAAGACGGATCCGCGCCATCAAGTTTCTCGTTGTGTTCATCGGCCTTGTTCTTCAAGCCTTCTTCGATCGCTTCGGTCAATTCGATTGTGTCCGACCCAGCAGGAGCTTTCGCTGAACCTTTCGGATTCTTATCTGAACCGATGATCTGGTCTGATGGTGGTGCTGGTGCGCGTTCGGATTGGATTGCTTCAGATTTTCTTGCGAACCAATCTCGTGCCGGCTGAGGGTTCAATGGGTTGATGCCCCACAAATAGTGTGCGACCGCACCCGCACCAGGGAACTGGTCATCGGTTGAATCCGAGTTCTTTGGTGCTTGTAGGTCTACGGCGTGTCGTTGCGCCCAAGCGTTCGCTCGCACAACTTTGTCTTCGGTGATGTCGCCTCGCGCCATATCTCGTGCCTCACGAACGGTTCTATCGACCAGCCCTTCACCCGCAAGACCTTGACCGTAGTAGTCCAATCCTTTTCTTGCTGCGGTACGAATGTAGACAGGTATCTCAAGAGATACCTGACGTACCGATTCTTCTTCTTCTTCTTCTTCTTCTTCCATCTCTTCTTCGTGTGGTTGCCATGCGTTGCAATAGAATCCGCCGTCAACATAAGCATCCCATCTTTCACACCAAGCCTTGAGGTTGTCTCCTTCACCTTGCACATTGTCTTCGTCGTAGAATTGGCAGTTCCCGCAAGCACGACCTTCAGGAACATCTGGTGCTAACGCTGGCCGATAGTTATCTGGCAACGCACGTTCGCCACCTGGTTCCATGTCTTCGGCAATAGATACCGCAACCATCTGATCGACTGCATCTTGTTTCGTTGTGTGACAGCCGATGACTTCGCCATCTTCTTTGACGGTTGCCCAACCAGAACAATCTGGTGACTTGTCAGTAATAAAGTAAGGCATTATGGCGTGATGAGTGTGAACGCTACTGAGTGACCGGTTTTGGTTGATATTGCGTAGATGCTTTGACCTGGATAGATATCGAAGTCTTCGGATGCGCTTTTCGGTAACGCATGACCAGCGTTCACGACAACTGTCGCGCCACCAATAAAGATTGTGTCGGTGTTGTCAATGTTGCTGATGTGCAAAGTCCCTGGGTTCACTCCAGCGTGACTGACAAGTGTTGCGGCTGTGCCGACTGCGATTGATCCGTTTGTGATTGGCATGATTGTTACCTCAGAGCATCAATAGTAGTTCAGCATCATCTTCCAAGATGCTGAATGTGATCGTGCTTGTTGCTTGTGCTTGCATACCGTTCAAAGATGTTGAGACAACCGCGTAGCGTCGTTTCGGTTGGATGACAGGAATCTCGACCACTGGCTCGATGACGGGTTCAATCTTTTTGCGTGGTGTCGTTGAATAAACTCTGCGACCGCCAGACGGTGTAGGTGTCGGCTCAGGTTCTGGTGGTGTCGGTGCCGAATCAACTGTTGCGACTAGACCGCCGAGGGTTGCTGTTGCAACAGCGTTCTGTTCGACTGCCGTGATCGCCGAAGCGGCAAGACCGCCGAGGTTCGCTGATGCGGTTGCTGGTAGTGCGACTGTTGCAGTGGCCGAAGAAGTAAGACCGCCGAGAGTTGCTGAGGCTGTTGCTGGTAGGACAACTGTTGCGGTCGCTGTGGCGACAAGTCCGCCGAGTTCTGCTTCGCCTGTTGCATCCGTTGTGACGATGACTTGCGCAACCTCGGCAACAAGTTCACCGAGTTCGGCTGAAGCGGTCGCGAAGTGTGTGACAGTCGCTGTCGCTGTAGCCGACATTGCACCGAGTGTCGCTGCACCTGTGGCTGTGGTTAGAAACTCTGCACCGTCAAGGACTCGTGTGCCGTTGAGTGTGCTGGTGTCGAGGATGAATGCAAGACCGCCATCGAGTCCTGTGGTGCTGTCGTTCAGTGTGCTTGTGTCAAGCACGAATCTTTTGACCGCCATGGCGGTACTAACTAGCGACGGTCAAAGATGCAGACAGATTGCCAGATGAAATTGTGTAAGTGTCACCAGCTGTATAAGCGTTGCCTGTGATCGTCCCAGAGAACAAGAAGTTACCTGCCGAGATGTTGTCCCAAGCGGTGAAGTGTGTTGCGTCTTGCGAACCTGCGATGTTCGTCCACGAGATATCTGCATCCGATGCGATAGCACCAGTCGAAGCCGCACCGAACGAAACAGATTTGCGTGTCGTCTCAGTCGCAGCGTTCGATGTTCCTGCCGCGCCTGGATCGCCGACATGAAGTTTGATGTAGACCTGTGCGACGGCGTAAGAAGTGTTGTTGCCGAGCGCGTCGAGGAACGAGTTGCAAAGATAAGCCGATAAACCTGTAGCCATTACTCTTCAACCCTTTCGGTGATAGTCAAGATTCTACCTTCGGCATCGCGTTCAACTGTGCGAACAGTCGGCCTATTCTCTGGCACGTTCACACGCACCACAGTCTCAGGCACGTTGATGATCGGTGCAGCGACACTCACTTGTGCTGGTGGAACATTGACAACCATTTCAGGCATCGTCACATTCACGTCACGCTGATTCACATCGTAGGTCGGTGCTGGTTCTGTTACCTGTTGCAACAAGACTGGTGCGACACCTGTGTGTGTGATCGGATCAATGTCGAGTGCTTTCAATACTGCGGCAGGTTCGAAACCTGCGTTGATAAGACGTTGAGCCATCATTGTTTTGCGGTCAAGTTCGGTGAGTCCTGCTGCACCAAGATCGACGTTCGCAAGTGGCACACGGTAAGTATCGCCGCCGTCAGCCGGTCGTAGGTCTTCAAATCGGCGAACATCGTTGATTGATAACCAGCCTGCTTGTAGTCCTGATGAATAGCCTGCGACTCGTGAACCGAAGTCGCCGCGCATCAAACCATCAAGGTTGAACTTCAAGAACGCACCACGGCCATCAATCAGTCTTGAATATCCATCCTCAATCTTGGTGACGTATGGTCGGAGTGTGTGCATCACAAAGTGAATGCCGTTCATTTCAACCGAAGCGTATGCTTGCGCACCTGACTGAATCACACCAGCCATCGAAGGCGGCACACGGAACGCACGAAGAATCTCTTCGACTGCGAACTGTCGTGATTGCAGGAACTGTGAGTCGTCTGGTGCGACCGAAGTTGTCGTGTATTTCGCACCACCGAACAGAATGCCTGGGCGGTGTGCGCGACGCAAACCTTTGTGACCTTCTTCGAATCCGTCAACAAGCGACTTTGCTTGTTCGCGGGTCAGGTTGCCTGGGAACTCGATGATGCCTGAAGTGTGCGAACCTTGACCGAAGAACCTCGCAGCAAACTCTTCAAGAGCTTTCGACAATCCGAGGTTCTCTTTGATTAGTTCGATGCGTGAACGGCCACGAAGATCGCCAGGTAGACGCAACTCGGACAGATGAATCATGTCCTCATGCTGGATGATGTCACGGTTGTCAAAGACGTAGACGATTCGGCGTGACTCGTCGCGTTTCACTTCAACTTTCAACGGATTCAAAACTGACAAACCTGCGACACCTTGATTGTCGCGGATGATACGAGTGAACGAGTTACCGTTCAACAACATCGAAACAAGTACCTGTTGGAAGTGGTCGGTGCGTGACACACCGACTTCGGGCATGTCGAGCCATTCTGGTCGTGGTCGGAATGGTCGGCGATCACCGTCGACACGGATGAACACATCGACTGGCAGAGTTGAGATAGAGTCTGCGATTAGTCGGACACACGCATACACGGTT